GTAGCCATGAGTCCTATTAACCAATTTATACTCTTTGTCTGTACTTCAAGCTTTTCACAGAGATTATCCATCTTAACATCTGTAGCAGCTCTTCCTCTTTCAAGTTCATCAATACGTTCACTATGATTATTAATTCTTTTCTCATGTATTTCTAACTTATGCTTTATTAATTCATCATTCATATTTCACCTTTCTAATTTTAAACTTATTCTTATAATTATTTCTATTATCTATATACAAACTCTATACCTATAATTGATTTACACACTCCCTCCATTATTACTGATATATTCATACTTACACTTCCAATTTAAGTTCAAAAAATTTTCTCCAAATTAAACTATAAAAAAATCTTTTGTTTAATGTTCCTAATAGCTATGTTATGCCAATTCTTATGCATGCTGATGTAATCTCTATATAATTTTACGCTTCACTTATATATCTATCCTTTAACTATACTTATATACTTTATTATAAGTAAAAGAGACCAGAATTAAATCTAATCTCTTTTCTATTAAATCAATTCACAATATCCTTCTATTACGAATCTAATGAAAATAAAAAGCCTTATGGCTCTATTTCTTACTATTTATTATCCCATAAATTAAGTATAGTACTCAAATAAGGTTCTGGAACTTCTCGTCTTAAATCTTCTATTCCTTCTTCTGTGTTAGGATATGCTCTTCTCCATTGTTCTCCAAAAGGGTATTCTACGCCATCTTGAATTACTACTTTTTGCCTAACTATCGAAACCCCCTTAGTACTTAACATATCTAATATTAATATTTCTTCTATCATAATTACTTAACCTCCTTGTATAATGTAGTCATAACCTTTGATAGAAAACTAAACTCATTTCTAACGAACATTAAAACTCACATCATAAATTTTATTTGTATTTTATAAGATACCTCACCTAATGCCTAACGGCACCAAATGCATATCTTTAATTTTTAGTTTTTTATCACAATCCCGATTAGGGATCTAACCAAATTAAATTATATTTAGTATAATACTCCTGAATAGAGGATAGATGTAAACCTCC